TGATAGAAAAGGCTGCATTTATGAGCGTGGAGCTTGACGACTTGCAGGAAATCATAGAGCAGGACGGCTGGACGAGCGAGTACAAGAACGGCGAGAACCAGTACGGGACAAAGAAAAGCCCAGAGGCAGACACGTACATAGCGTTAAGCAAGAATTATGCAGCAGTCATTAAGCAGCTGACCGACTTAGTACCAGCTGCGAAACGAAAGAAAAGCAGGCTAGAGGCGCTGCGGGACGAGTAGGCGCAGATGCCGTATAGAAACTATATCTATGAGTACCACGCTAAGATTACAAGCGGCGAAATTGTAGCGGGAAAATGGATAAAGGAAATCTATAAAATCATTGTGGGCGGGCTGGAAAAGCAGGAGTATTTTTTTAATGCAAAGGCGGCAAACAAAGCTATAAAGTTTATAGAAAATTTCTGCCACCACAGCAAGGGGCGTAATGATTTAATCAAACTGGAACTATGGCAGAAAGCCATAGTTTCTATCATTTTTGGCATACAAGACGAAGAAAAAACACGTATTTTTCGTGAGATTTTTATAGTAATTGGCAGGAAAAACGGAAAGAGCTTGTTTGCATCTGCGATTATTGCATACATGGTATACCTAGAGCCAGAGTACGGGCAGGAAATCTATTGCTTAGCGCCGAAATTAGACCAAGCAACGCTTGTATATGACGGTTTTTATAAAATGGTGCAAGCAGAGGACGAGCTAAACGAGCTGGCGAAAAAGCGGCGCAGCGATATTTACTATGAGGAAACAAACAGCTTTGTAAAGCCTATCGCATTTAACGCCAAGAAGTCTGACGGATTTAACCCGCAGCTGGTGGTATGTGACGAAATGGCGGCATGGAGCGGCGACGCAGGGCTAAAGCAGTATGAGGTTATGAAGTCTGCTTTAGGCGCACGCCGCCAGCCTATGATTTTGTCTATCAGTACCGCAGGCTATATAAACGACAGTATTTATGATGAGCTGATGAAACGCAGCACCAGCTTTTTAAAGGGCAACAGCAAGGAAAGGCGGCTTTTGCCGTTCCTTTACATGATAGACGACGTGGAAAAGTGGAACGATATAGAAGAGCATAAGAAAGCTAACCCAAACATGGGCGTATCTGTAAAAGAGAGCTTTTTCACGGACGAGATAGCAGTAGCAGAAAACAGCTTAAGCAAGCGGGCAGAATTTTTAACAAAATACTGCAATATCAAGCAGAACAGCTCTATAGCGTGGCTGGAATATGCGACGGTGGACGGCGCAGGCGTTGAAAAGACCTTAGAGGACTTTAGGGACTGCTACGCCGTAGGCGGCATAGACTTAAGCCAGACAACGGACTTGACCGCAGCAAGCGTGGTAATTGAAAAGGACGGCGTGCTTTATGCGTTCACTCAATTCTTTATGCCACGGGGCAGGGTGGAAACCTTGCAGGCTGCGGACGGCGTGCCGTATGACATATTTGTTAAAAAAGGGCTGATAACCTTAAGCGGCGACAACTACGTAGACTACCACGACGTATACGCATGGTTTACGGGGCTGGTGGAAAAATACGGCATTTACATACTCAAAATAGGGTATGATAGATACATGGCAAAATATCTGATTGAGGAATTGAAAGATTATGGTTTCCAGACAGACGACGTGCATCAAGGGGAAAACCTAACGCCAGTCATACGGGAGTTTGAGGGTATCATAAAGGACGGAAATTTCAAGATTGCAGACAACAATTTACTAAAGACACATTTCTTGAATGTTGCGCTTAAGCACAACATGGAAACAAGGAAATTCAGACCGATAAAGATAGAGCAGCGGGCGCATATCGACGGCTTTGTATCCGTCATAGACGCTATGACGGTACGGCAGAAATACTGGGAAGAGTGCGGCGAGCTGCTTAAAAACGCCGCATAGAAAGGAGAGTGGACGGTATCAAATTCTTAGATTATCTTTTTCACAAAAAAGAATTAAAAGCACTGGGAAATTATTTCAAGATGCTTAACGGGTACAGCCCTACATTTACCAGCTACAGCGGCGGCGTATATGAAATGGACTTAACCAGAACAGCAATAAACAGCTTTGCAACGCATTGCAGCAAGCTAAAGCCAGAGATAGAGGGCAGCGCATTAAAGCGGCTGGAAAAGACGCTACAGTACAAACCTAACTATTTCATGGATACTACAAAATTCATAAAAAGGCTGGCGACCTATGTAGCGGTGGAACACACCGCTTTTATTGTGCCTATCGAGGACGAGAACGGGACGCTTTGCGGCTGGTATCCATTGCGAGCGGAACGGTGCGAGGTAAGGGAAGTAAACGGCGGCATATATCTACGCTATCTTTTTGCAAATGGCGAGTATGGCGCTATTGAATTTGAAAAGGTGGGGATACTGACAGACTTTGAATATAAAGACGACCTTTTCGGAGAGGACAACAGCACGCTACAGCCAACAATGCAGCTGATACATACGCAGAATGAGGGCATTATAAATGCAGTCAAAAATTCTGCAAATATACGTTTTCTGGCAAAGGTGGCAAATATGCTGAAGCCAGAGGACATAAAAAAAGAGCGGCAGAGGTTTACAGAGGAAAACTTAAGCGCAGAGAATGACAGTGGCATGATTATTTACGACAATAAATTCAGCGAGCTTAAGCAGGTGGAAAGCAAGCCGTACACGCCAAACGCTTTGCAGATGCAGCTTATACAAGACAATGTATGCACGCATTTTGGTACAAACATGGATATTCTGCAAAACAAATTCAATGAGGAAACGTGGAACGCCTACTATGAGGGAAAGATAGAACAGTTTGCAATACAGCTATCGCTTGTAATGACAAACATGAGCTTTACCGAGAGGGAGAGGGCGTGCGGTAACGCTATTACGTTTTCGGCTAACCGCCTGCAATATGCCAGCAACGCAACAAAGCTGCAAGTAAGCACGCAGCTTTTTGACCGTGCATTATTGAACCGTAACGGCGTGATGGATATATGGAACATGGCACACGTTGAGGACGGCGACAAGTATTATATCCGCAAGGAATACACGGAAGTAAGCCAGCTGGGTAAGGGAGAGGAAAAGCCGCAGATAATCATACAGCAGATGCCGCAGGAGAGCGGCAAGGGGCAGCAGGCGGGAGAACCAGCAGGGGACGGACAGACGCAGGAAACACAGACAGAGCCGCCGCAGGACGGCAGCAGGCAGAAAGAGGGTGTAAAAGATGCCGATTAAGAAAGAACGGGAATATAGGACGCTGGCAGCACCGCTGACCGCTGGGGCTGCCGAAAAGCGGATACAGACGGATTTTTACGTAGAGGGATACGCCACCACGTTTAACGTGCCGTATCTGCTTTATGAGTTTGAGGACGGCACGAAGTATTACGAAAGAATAGACGCACACGCACTGGACGGCGCAGACATGAGCGACGTTATCATGCAGTACGACCATGAGGGCAGGGTATTTGCAAGACAGTCAAATAAAACGCTTATCTTAGAGCCAGACACAAAGGGGCTTATGATAGCAGCCGATTTAGGCAGGACAGACTTAGCCCGTGGGCTGTACCAAGACATAGAGGCAGGCATGATAACTAAAATGTCATGGGCATTTACAGTGGCAGAGGAAAGTTACGAAAGAGCCACGCACACCAGAACAATATTAAAAATCAAAAAGGTTTATGACGTATCCGCAGTAAGCATACCAGCAAACGGCGATACGGAAATAAGCGCCCGTGCTTTTGCGCATAGGAGTTATGAGCAGGAGCGGCAGGAGTTGCTACAGCGGCGTATAAATTTACTAAAGATTATGGCAAGCCTATAAGAAAATCAAAACCAGAAAAGGAGAGCAGAAACAATGAGATTGAAAGAGATTGAGGCAAGATTAGCCCAGATTAAGCAGGAGCTTACCACAAGGGCGGCAGAACTGACAGCGGCAGAAATTGAGGCGCTGGAAAAAGAGGTAGAGGCATTGCAGGAAGAGCGGGCGGCATTGCAGGCGGCGGCAGAAAGGCGTAGCGCCTTGCTTGCCAGAATTGCGGCAGGCGAACCCGTAGGCGACGAGGGCGAGGGCAGCGGCACGCAGCCCACGTTACTTAGGAGTTTTGCGGGGGCAGGAGGCGCACAGCCGCAGGCGAAAGAGCCAGAGGACAGATACGACACGGTAGCATACCGAAAAGCATTTATGAATTATGTATGCAGGGGTGCAGCAATCCCCGCAGAGTTTAGGGCTGCGGAAACGACCACGACGGCAGACAGTGGGGCGGTTATCCCTACGTCCATTATGAATGAAATCATTCAGAAATTGGAAAGCTACGGCAGCATTTATGCACAGGTGCGTAAAATCAATGTGCAGGGCGGCGTAGCAATCCCTATTGCCGACTTAAAGCCTACAGCGCACTGGATTGCAGAGGAAAAGAGCAGCGACGACCAGAAAGCCAGCGCCAAAAATTCCGTGACATTCAATTACTACGGCTTAGAGTGCAAGATTTCCCAGAGCATCTTAGCAAACGTGGTTACGCTGAAAATGTTCACGGATTTATTTATCCCTATGGCGACAGAGGCAATGGTTAAGGCTATTGAGATTGCAATTTTCAATGGAACGGGCGAGGGGCAGCCGCTGGGCGTTCTGAAAGATGCAAGAGTGCTGGCAGTGGTGGAACTGACAGAAGAGGAATATGCAAGCTGGAAAGGCTGGCACAAGGTAAAAGGAAAGATTAAGAAAGCCTACAGAAACGGCAGCTTTATTATGAACCAGTCTACTTTTGACGCTGGCATTGACGGCATGGAAGATAAGAACGGGCAGCCGATAGGACGCACGAACTACGGCATTAACGGAGAGGAAAGCTACCGCTTTATGGGTAAGACGGTGGAAACGGTAGAGGACGAGATTTTACCGAGCTGGGACGACGCAGCAGCAGGCGACGTGTTCGCAGTGTTTATGAAACTGTCCGACTATGTGATTAACACCAACATGGAAATGCAGGTAACTAAGTGGACTGACCACGACAACAACAAGATTAAGAATAAGTGCTTAATGGTAGTAGACGGCAAGGCGGCAGACACCAACGGCATTATTCTTATCAAAAAGGCAATCAAGGCAGTGTAATAAAAATACGGCGGCTGGCGTGCCTGCGCTGGCTGCCAGAAATGAGGTAAAGGGCATGAAAGGACATTTAGACGCAGAGCAGCTGAAAAGCATGGATTATAAGAGCTTGCAGGCTTTGGCAAAGGATATGGGCGTAAGCGCTGCTGGAAAGGCAGAGGATATTATAGCCAGAATTGCAGCAGTAGAGGTGGACGTACCAGAGGGAGAGCTTACAGAAGAGGAAAAGGCGCTTTTTGAGGAAGAGGCGGCACGGCAGGAAGAGGAACGGGCAGCAGGCGGGCAGACAGTGGAAGAGGCAGGAAAGGCGGCAGGGCTGGTAAAGGTAAAAGCCGTCACAAGGTTTTTAGACAAGCAGCTTAACCAGATTAAGGACGCAGGAGAGGCTTACAGCGTAAGCGGGGAACGTGCGGAAGAGCTGGTGGCAGCAGGCGTGGCAGAGATTGTGGGATAACCAGAAAGAGGGTGCAGCGCATGGCGGCAGATGCCACAACATTAACAGAGAAAATGCGGGCGGCGCTGCGTATCAGCAGCACCAGCGAGAAAATAACGGCAGAAATAGAGGACTGTATAGCCGCCTGCAAAGCTGACCTTGCAAATGACGGGGTAAAAGCCATAGACGAGGACGACGCACTGATTATAAGGGCGGTAACGCTTTACTGCAAGGCAGAATTTGGCTACAACGACAAAGCGGAGAAGTTTAGGCAGTCATACGACACGCTGAAAATGCGGCTTGCCTTGTCGCAGGAGTACAACACAGCGCCGCCAGTGTCCGAAACGGACACCGAGGGCGCAGAAAGCGGGGCATGATATGGCAGCATGGGCAGACGAGCTTACACTTATCAGCCAGCAGCCGCTAGACGAGCGGGTAAATGCTGGCGGCTTTGAGAATGAGCAGCAGGAGAGCGCCCGTACTGTTTTCTGCAATAAGAAATCAGTAGGATACAGCGAGTATTTTAAGAGCCAGCAGACGGGCAAGGTGGTAGAGGCAAAATGCGAGGTACACAAGGCAGACTATGAGGGCGAGGACACCGTAGAAATGGACGGGCAGCGCTTTTTCGTGCTTAAGACCTACGACATAGACGACGATACCATAGAGCTTACGCTTACGGATTTGCGGAACAAGGACAAGGGGGCGTAGGATTGGCAGAGTTTAGCACAACGGGGCTAGAGGACGTGATAGAGGCTTTTAGCAGGAGAGAGCAGGCTACCGTAGAGGCAGTACCCAAAATGCTTAAGGCGGGCGCAGACGTGCTGGTAGAGGCACAGAAAGCAGAGGCGCAGGCTATGGGGCTGCATGAAACGGGCGGCTTTATAAATTCTATCAAGGCTACTGCGGTAAAAGGCGACAGCACGGAAAAGCATATTGACGTTTTCCCGCAGGGCAGAGCGAAACATGGGAACGACAGAAAGGGCGACAGAGGAAATGTGCGCTATGCGACTATCGGATTTGTGGCAGAGTACGGGACGAGCAGCCAGCAGCCACGCCCGTATATGACCGTGGCAAACGAAAAGGCGCATGAAAAGGTAGTAGAGGCACAGCGGGAAGTATGGGAGCGTGAAACGGGACAATGAGCAGCATAAAAGAGATTTTAGAGAGCGCAGGGCTGCCAGCACAGCGGGGCGTATATACTGACAGATGCAAGCCGAAAGCCTATTATACTTTCCTGCGGCTGAATGGCGGCGCTGCCGTAAGCGCAGACGACGCAGAGAGCGAAAGCAAGGAAATGTATAGGGTAACGCTTTTCTATAAGGGCGACTATGAGGCACAGCTTAAGAAAACTCTGGAAGTGCTGCGGGCGGCAGATTTTTACATTAACAGCGTGGATATGGAAAGCTACGAAACAGAAACGGGGTACTGGCTAGTGCCTATCACAATCGAGATATTAAAGGAGTGAAAAGACAATGACACTGGGATTAAGAGATTTATTTTACGCAGTATGCACAGAGGCAGACGGCGTGGAAACTTACGGAACGCCTAAGAAAATGGCAGAGGCTATGACGGCTGATTTATCTGTAAAGACGGCAGACGGCAGCTTATATGCAGATGATACGTTGAGTGAAAGCGTATCCGAGTTTGCCAGCGGCACGCTTAAGCTGGGAGTAAAAGACCTTACGCCGGAAGTGCTGGCAGAGGTGCTGGGGCAAATGGTAGACCAGAATAAGGTAGTATGGGCTGGAAAAGACGACGAGCCGCCGTATGTGGCTATCGGCTTTAGGGCAAAGAAAACGGGCGGGCGTTTCCGCTACGTCTGGCTGCTTAAAGTTAAGTTTAAAGTGCCGTCTGAAAAGTACGAAACCAAAGGGGAAAGCATCAAATTCAACACGCCAGACATTGAGGCGGATTTTACCGCAAGGAAGAAAGACGGGCGTTGGAAAGCGGACTTTGTAGGCACAGAGGAAAGCGACGCAGCTAAGACGTGGTTTACGGAAGTGCCAGAGCCAGCGGAAACCATAACAGAGGCATAAAAAAACAGAATAAAAGGGAAAGGAGAAAAGGCGCAGCGTATGGCTGCGCCTTAATTTGTTGATATGAGCGCAATTAAAGACAGTGGCTATACGGTAACGCTGAAAGGGAAAGAGTACAGACTTCTTTTTACCCTTAACGCACTGGACGAGATACAGACGAAATTTGGCGGCTATGACAAGCTGGATAAGGTTTTTGACCAGAGTAACCCAGACTGGGTAAAGGATACAAAGTGGCTGCTTACAATGCTTGCAAATGAGGGGCTTTTAGAAGAGGACGAGAACGCCCAGCTTTTCACAGAGCAGCAGATAGGCAGGCTGATACACTTAGGTAATCTGGCAGAGGTGCAGCGGGCTATTTATGCGTCGTTTGCGGCAGGGACGGCAGGCGACGGAGAGGACAGCGGGGACACCGAAAAAGAGGGCAGCAAAGAGGCGGGGGAAACGGCAGCCGTGCAGGAAAGTTAGATACTGCACGGCTTTTATATATCGCTATGGTACTGCTGGGGTATAGGGAGCGTGAGGCGTGGAGGAAAACGCCGTACCAGATTGTGACACTATTCAGATACCACAAGGAATATAACCCGCACATTTTCAAGCAGGAAAAGGCAGCAGTGCCGCAGGCGGCAGAGGAACTGGACGACATTGACATAGCACTAGGGGGCTTTTAATTCATGGCAGACAAGACGGAGAACATCAAAACACGCCTATCTTTTGACGGCGAGGCAGAGTACAAGGCAGCCTGCAAGGAAATTAACAGCACCCTAAAAGTGCTTAATTCCGAAATGAAACTTGTAACCGCTGAATATAGGGACAATGCAAACAGCGCAGAGGCGCTGAAAGCAAAGCAGAGCGTATTACAGCGGACGTATGACGAGCAGGCAAAGAAAGTAAAAGAAACCGAGCAGGCTTTAGAGAAATGCAGGCAGGCGACGGGGGAGAACAGCGAAGAGAGTAAAAAGCTGGAGGCACAGCTTAATTATCAGAGGACGGCGCTTGTAAGGACAGAGCAGGAGCTTAACAAGACCGCAGACGAACTGGAAAAGGCAGAAAACGCAGCAGACGAGCTGGGCGAAGAGATAGAGGAAAGCGGGCAGCAGGCAGAGGACGCAGGCGGCAAGTTTTCTGGGCTGGGCGGCATTTTAGGCGGGCTGGGCGGCGTTATGGCAAAGGGCGTGGCAGTTATTGGAACGGCTGCGGCTGCAATCGGTACAGCGGTAGTGGCTGGGCTGGGCTATGCCGTAAGCCAAGCGGACGAGGCAAAGGGCGCTTTAAATGATTTCTGCGCAGCGACGGGGACGGCTACAGAGGACGCAGGGCAGTACAAGCAAGTTATGGAGAATATCTATAACGCAAATTTTGGCGAGGGATTTGAGGACATAGCGGCAGCTATGGCAGAGGTACGGCAGCAGGCAGGCGACTTAGGGGCAGACGAGCTGGAAAAAATGACAACCAACGCTTTAGCGCTGCGTGATACGTTTGATTTTGACGTAGCGGAAAGCACCAGAGCCGCCACACAGCTTATGCAGAAATTTGGCTTATCATCTGACGAGGCATATAACCTTATTGCGCAGGGCGCACAGAACGGGCTTAACAAGAACGGGGATTTACTGGACGTTATCAACGAATACAGTAACCAGTATTCGCAGGCAGGGCTAAGCGCAGAGGATATGTTTAACTCTATCGCTAACGGCGCTGCTACTGGCGTATGGAGCATAGACAAAATGGGCGACGCTTTTAAGGAATTTAGTATCCGCATGAATGACGGGACAGCAAACGAATACCTTACAAGTCTGGGGCTTAATGCAGACGAGGTAGTAGGGAAATTCCAAAAGGGCGGCGACAGCGCAAAAGAGGCTATGAGCCAAGTAAGCGAGGCGCTTAAGAACTGCGACGACAAGACGCTACAGTATACGGCGGGCGTGGGCTTAATGGGTACTATGTGGGAAGATATGGGCGCTGATGCCTGCACGTCGCTTATGGACGTTGAGGGGCAGATAAGCAAGACCACGGACGCTATGGGGAAGATTAACGCCGTAAAATACGACACATTTTCAGAGGCTATGCAGGGCGCAGGCAGGATACTACAGACCAGCTTTATTATGCCGATAGGCGAGCAGGCGCTACCAATTTTCAGCCAGTTTGCAAACGAGCTGGCGCAGGGTGCGGCAGAGGCGGGCGGCGATATGGGGAAAATGGCGCAGAGCTTTGGCGACGCATTAGGCAACATGGTAAACGGGCTGGCAGAAATGCTGCCACAGATTACCAGCTTTGCCGTAGAGCTTGTAAGCGGGCTTGCGGACGGCATTGTAGAGAGTGCGCCAGCAATCGTGCAGGCGGGCGTAGGAATGATTACGGGGCTTGCGGACGGCATTGTAGAGGCGATACCGACGCTGGCAGAGAGCGCAACAGAGATAATAGCAACGCTGATTAACGGCATTGTAGAACTGATACCGACGCTGGCAGAGGGCGCAGTACAGATTATTGCGGGGCTGGCAAAAGGGCTGGGGGAGGCACTGCCAGAGCTGATACCAAGCGTAATAGACGCAGTGCTTACCATAACGGAAACGCTGATAAACAACGTGCCTATGCTGATAGACGCAGCCTTACAGCTTGTAACGGGGCTTGCAGACGGGATTATAGCGGCGCTGCCAGTCATCATAGAGAGGCTGCCGCAGATTATAACCAGCATAATAAATGCGCTGGTAGAGGGCATACCGCTTATTTTGGAGAGCGCAGGCGACATTATAGTAGCGCTTGTGGACGGCATTATAGATGCAATTCCGCTGCTTATAGCGGCAGTACCGCAGATTATTGTAGCCATTGTAGAGGGGCTTATAACGGGGCTGCCTAAAATTGTGGCGGCAGCGGGGCAGCTTGTGACGACGATTTTAAACAAGCTAAAGGAGCTGCCGACACAGATACCGCAGGCGATAGCGGCGGGCATAGAAAAAATAGCCGAGTGGGGCGCAAGCATGAAAGAAAAAGGCGGCACAGTCATTACAGAGTTTGTAACAAAGGTTATAGACGTTGTAAAGGAACTGCCGCAGAAAATCTGGAACGGTATAGTAGATGCCGTTACCAGAGTAGCCACATGGGGCTTGAATATGCAGGAAAAAGCCAAAGAGGTAATGAACACAATGCTTACAAATGTTGTAACCATTGTGAAAGAAACGCCGCAGAAAATCTGGAACTGCATAGTAGATGCCATAAACAAAGTAGCCACATGGGGCTTGAATATGCAGACCAAAGCGAAAGAGGTAATGAACACAATGCTTACGAACATTGTAACCATTGTGAAAGAAACGCCCGCTAAAATCTGGAACTGCATCATAGGCGCAGTTACCAAAGTGGCTACGTGGGGCAGCAATATGCTAACCAAAGCCAAAGAGGTAATGAATAGCATGGTTACTGGCATTGTGAACATTGTAAAAGAAGTGCCGCAGAAAATCTATAATAGCATTTCTGCCGCAATATCCAAAGTAGCCCAGTGGGGTACAGAGGTAAAAAATAAAGCGGTAGAGGGTATGAAAAATTGCGTAAGCGGTATTGTGAACGCTTTTTCTAATATCGGCAGCTCTTTTGCGGACATAGGAAGTAACATTGTGCATGGTATCTGGAACGGCATAAGCAACGGGTGGAGCTGGTTAAAAGACAAAGTTTCCAGCCTTGCAAACAGCCTGCTAGATGCGGCAAAGAGCGCTTTAGGGATTGCCAGCCCGTCAAGGAAATTTAGGGACGAGGTAGGCGTATTCATGGCGCAGGGTATCGGCGTGGGCTTTTCTGATGAAATGGGGAAAGTAAACAAGCAGATTGAGGACAACATACCGCAGGAGTTTGATATAGGCGCAAAAGTCAATGTAGACAAAGATTTTACGTATGACTGGGACGGCGACGGAAACCCGAAAAAGCCAAAGCCGAAAGGCGGCGGGGCAGCAGGCGGCTTTACCGTGATACAGAACATTTACGCAAATACAACGGATTACGCAAAGCAGCAAAAAGAGGCTGCAAGGCAATTCAGAATGATAGCAAGGACGGTATAGGGCATGGAAAACGAAAAGCTGATATTTACAAATTCACGGGGCGAGAGCCTAGAGCTGGGGACAGACAGTATATTTTTCTGCAACGTAAGCAAGGACGTAGGCGGCATAGCGGGCGTTACAAATGTCATTTACAGCACAAACAGCATGGGGCAGCACGGCGACACATACGTAGGGCAGCGCATAGAGGCACGGGATATGGATATTTTAGGGCATATCAACACACGGGACAAGGCGCAGGCATTACAGCTGCGCCGCCAGATGCTTAAAATACTTAACCCAGAGCTGGGCGGCACTCTGACTTATGAATACGGCAGCTTTAAGCGTGTGATAAATTGCAGGACGTTTGGAGAGCCGAAGATAGAGAGAAAAAGCGTGCTGTATGAATTTGCTTTCCAGCTAGAGTGCCTTAACCCGTTCTGGCGTGAAGAGGACGAAACGAAAGAGGATATAGCAAGCTGGGTGGCTGCGTGGCATTTTCCCTGCGTGATTGACAAGGACGACAGCAAGAGCATGATATTTGGGTACAGAGCCGAGAGCGTGATAGTGGACTGTTATAACGAGGGCGACGTATCAACGGGTATGCGCATACGGTTTACGGCACTGGGGACGGTAAGCAATCCTATACTGCTAAACGTGGATACAGAGGAATTTATACAAGTAAATGCAGTAATGCAGACGGGCGACGTAATAGAGATTAACACGAAATACGGCAGCAAGGGTGCTAAGCTGATACGGGACGGGAAAGAAACGGACTATTTTCGCTATATCGACGTAGACAGTACCTTTATGCAGCTTGCCATAGGCGACAATAATTTTCGGTATGATGCAGCAGGCGGCGTAAATTCGCTGGAAGTGGCGATATTCTACAGCAAGGAATTTTTAGGAGTGTGACGGCATGGAGATTAGGGTATTTGACAAGACGGTAGAGCCGCTGGGGGCGATAGACGAAATGGCAAGCCTGCTATGGCACACGAAATACTTTGACGTGGGTACATTCAGCCTGCTTGCGCCGATTACGGACAATAACAGCCGTTTGCTGGTAGAGGGCAACATACTTACCAAGCACGACGGCAAAAAGGAAGTACAGACCGCAGACGGCGGGATATGGCGCAGGGCGGCGCAGATTACCTACGTACACATAACAAAAGACGAGAACGGGCTAGAGCAGTTAGAGGCGCAAGGCTATATGTTGAGCCGCTGGCTTAACAAGCGCTGCATCTGCCCGCAGATTGTGGCGACAGCCACGAACCAGAGCATTATAAACACAATAGTAACAAAGAACTGCGGCAGCGGGGCGGGCGCAAAGCGTTGTTTCCCGCAATTTGTTATGCTGCCGCAGGATACCATAGCGGGCAGCAGCGTTGAGTATGCAAACGAGGTATACGCAAAGCTGGGGCAGGAGGTAAAGGCGAGGGCGCAGGCTGGCAAGCTGGGCTATGACATTCTGGTAAACGAAAGAGAGAAGAAATACGGCTTTTATCTGTATAAGGGCAAAGACCTTACGGCGGCAAACAATGACGGTAACACGCCCTGCATATTTTCCCGTGACTTTGACAACGTGAACGAGCAGGAGTACACAGCCAGTATAGAGAACTGCGGGAACTTTATCTATGTGCAGGGGGCGGCAGACGACAACGGCAGCCAGCCCGTAGTTACCGTGGACGGAGAGGACGCAGCGGGCTTAGAGCTGGAAGAGGTTTTTTGTGATGCCACGGACATAGCAAGGAAGTACCAGAGCGGGGAAACAGAGGTAGTAATACCACTTAATACATATCTGGCTATGCTGCGGACGAGGGGCGGCGCAGAGCTGGAAAGCTACGGGAAAACCATAAACTTTGTAAGTACCATAAACACAAATTCTAACTTGAAATTCAAGAGCGATTTTGATTTAGGCGACCGTATCACTTGCAAAGAGGAAAAGTGGGGGATACAGATAGACGCACGCATAACAGAAGTGACAGAAACGTACCAGAAAGGCGAGGAAACCATAGAGGCGACTTTTGGGGACAGCCTGCCTACGCTGGTAGACCAGATAAGGAAAGTGAGGTAGAGGGAATGGCAGACAGCTTTCCATTTAACGCCATAAAGTT